AAATGAGTTCAACTATTAACTACACCGAAACGCTATCAATGGAGACCTGTTGCAGTTGTGGGGTTGTCTTTGCGATGCCAGGACGGCTGAAGCAGGAGCGATTAAATAATGGCGGTGGTTTTTATTGCCCCAACGGTCACGGGCAGCACTACACAAAAACCGAAGTTCAAAAGCTAAAGGAGCAACTCGAAGTTAAGGACCGCGAATTGCGGGCATCAAAATGTGAAAATTTGGCCGAGCGTAATTTACGCGAGTTAGAAGCGTTGGCGCGTCAGAAAGCGGAAAAGAAATCGCGGCGCGTGCAGAAAGGAGTCTGCCCCTGTTGCAGTCGCTCGTTTCAAAATCTCGGACGGCATATGGCCACCAAACACCCCACGGTTAAACCGGCAGCCTGATTTGAATGCTCCCCAAACAATCGAGTTCCCCGTTCCGTCTTCAGTTGAAAACTGGGGGGGGGCTCGCGGCCGCCGATTCAGCGGATGCAAGTCATTTGGGCGTTGGTGCGGAGTGGAACGTTTCCAAACGCCACGCAATTGGCGCGATATCTCGAGACGTCCACGAAGAGTATTCATCGAGATATCGAATTCATGCGGGACCGTTTGCAATTCGATATCCGTTATGACGGCTCGCGCTTTGGTTATTTCACGCCGCCGGGCCCGGTGCGGTGCCCGTTCTGCGACCTGCGCCGGGCTGGCGTGTCCATTTTTGTCGATTCCGGTGAGGCGGTGGATACGTATGGCGATATCAGTGGAAAAACTCGCACGCCGGAAATGTTAGAAGATCGATAACGAATGAGCGCGAAAGCCAAAAACAATTTCTATCGCCGGGTGCTTTGCTTGTTGCTGGTGGCCGGGTTCGTGCAACGAAAGAAAGTGATCCAGGCGATTCGGATTGCCCGTGATTTTCCAGACAACTCCCAATGAACGCGAGACGAAAGAAATCAACGCAGAGGCGCAAGGTCGCGAAGGAAAAGTTTTGTTTGAGGTGTGGCTGTACGGCGGAACGAGCTTGTCCTGGTGGTTGTTCGTGGGTGGCTTACTCCGATATCTGCAGTGCTTGCTTGAGCCGTGGGGAAAACGAATGTCTCGCGGAAATTTATGCGCTGCCGGTTAATGATGAGATTCTTTCGCGACGAAAGTTCAATCGCATCAAAACTTTTGGCAATTATTTGAATTTGGCTTCGGCCGATATGCCGATTCCGTACGTGGTAGTGAAAGTAAAAGGCCGCTCCACTCGGAGCGGCCGTGAAAACTAACTGGCGTTTGAACATGCTAAAACTATCGGATTTACTGCGTTTTTCAAGGCCTGAATCAGGCGACTCGCCGGCGGTTATTACCGAATCGGGGGGGGGTATTCCGATGAGTGAGGGGGCGAGGGGCGAGGGACCAGGTGAGGGCGATGATCTCTCGCCGGCGGATTTGTTGCGGTTGTTCGTGGCGGTGTGTCGCGCGCTCGCGTTTGATGAGCTGCGGATGAAGCCACGGGAAAAGCAGTTTGGTTTGTTGCTGGCTTCGGAATCCTTCGGTGAGGGATCGGCCAGCGGTGTGATTGACATCGAGGCTTGGCGGTTGCGGATGCCGGTGTGGCGTTCCAATGAGCTGAAGCGGATGTTTGAGAATTGGCGACGTGCCGGTTGGATCGTGGTGGACGTGACGGAGAAAAGATTCCGTCTTGCACCTGATCAATTTCCCGGCTGGGCCAATGTGCAGGCCATTCAACGGTCTGAGCGCCAACGTCATTTAAGTCTTATGACCGAAGATGACCTGCACAAGACTTTTGCGAAAATTTCGCAAGTGAGCGCCGTGCGCTCTGCGAAAATTTCGCAGGAAGTTACGAAATTTTCGCAAAATGCTGCGATTTTTTCGCAACTGGGGGAACCTAAGGAGGGGAACGTTCCGGAAACGTTTAATCGTTCTACGTCTGAACGAATAAACGTTAAACGTTGTACCGAGCCGCCACTGGCCACGGCGCGAAGTTGCGAAAATTTCGCAGGCGTGAGCCACGCCGGGCCATCCGGGGTGCCAATGGCGGAAAAAATCCAGGCTTTGAAGGAGGGAGTGAGGCAGTTCGTCGGGGAGTCGGATTGGACCGCGCCGGAGTTTTGGAATTGTGGGACGGGCTGGCGGCATCGGGTTTTCGTGGACGAGTATTCCGTGGTGGAGGGGGCCTTGGCGTATTGCCGATCGGCGCTGACAGATAAAGGCTCCACGATTCGGATCGGGAAGACGAAGGGGGCAATGCTGTGGTCGACCATCCAGCGATTGCGATCGGAGAAGTTGAAGGAGGCGTGATGAGTGACTCGATTGAAGGGCTGAAAGAATCGACGGCGTATTTACGCAAGGCTATTCGCAACATCAGGATGGCGTGTGTGTTATTGGGTGGGGCTGCGAGCGTTACGATCGCATTGATTTTCCTCGTGCTTGCCACAGGCCCGGAATTACAGGGCAAAAGTTTTTGGTGGGTTTTAGGGCTACACGTTTGGTGTGTTTTTTTACTGTCGCTTTTGTGGTACTCGATCCATCGGCTGAAACTGATGCGCCAAGCCTTGTGGAATTGTGAACGGATTTTGGAGCGGCCATGGAACGAGATCGCGGTGGCGCATTACACTGATCAAGCCATGGCGGCGCTGAAACGATTATGAAATTCCTTATTCGATTTTGGCCGGTGGTGCTGATTCTGGCGGCGGGAGGATTTAACGTTTTCTCCGCACATCGTTTGCATGTGGCGGAAATGAAGTTGCGGGCCCAGACGGAAAAAGCAGAGAGCGCGGCCATGGATCCGGAAAAGGCTTCGAAGGTCATCACCGCGATGATGTTCTACGGTTATGCGGCCGGACAAAAAAACATGCCGGCGGAGCAGTTTTTAGATGGGGCCGAAGTGATGCTGCACGATCTGATTAATTCGACGAATATCGAAATGACTTTTGGGGTCAAGACCAACATCACAACGGAGACAATTTCCCGGAAGCGGTTGTGAATAGAATCTTCCTGGTTTTCAATGGAGTTTTGACTCCGGCCATGTGGCTTTACTGCTCATGGTGTGATTACAGCAAGGGCCGGGGCCTTCAGAGCATTTTGCATTTTGCCCTGGCTGTTCTTTACATCTCCGCTTGGCCGGTAATTCCCTGGTGGATCGGTCTCTTTTTCCGCTGTTTGATGGGCAGGGATTAGTTTCGCATTTGCGGCGAACAAAGGCGGCGCCACGGATGTTGCGTTCTACGATCTCGATTTCAAACTGCGCCAACATTTCCACGGTGAACGTTTTGGCGATGATGCGATCGCAATAAGTCCGCACGGTGGCCACGCGGATGCTCATTAGAACGGCGATTTGTTTTCTGGTTTTCCCTTGGTCGAGATATGCCAGGACGTTTTTTTCAGAGGGTGAGAGTGGTATCACGGGTTGTTCAAAACGCCACTCAGTTCTTCGGCGCGGTTTATAGCAGAGGGTTTGCACCAGAGCAATCTCGGCGCGGTTTGTTATGTCGTCACTTTCGGCGACTGGGAAAAGACCCCATCGCGCGTAGGATGCACACTGCTAATGGAGGCGCTGAGAAACAAGGAGGGGGCCGCCGAGGCCTTAAAGCAATTCGCACACAAGACTGCCCTTTTGGGCGTGCTTGTGTCCGCACGCGATAAGGCTGTGCTGGAGGTCCAGACGAAACACCGGACCGCGATCGATGCGACGTCGGCTGAGTTGACGGCGCTCAAGGGGCAATTGCAGACCTGGGCGGAGGCGAATCCGGAATTGTTTGGCGAGGCGCGATCGGTGGAGATGGGTTATGGCTGGCTGAAGTTTCGCAAGGGGCAACGCAAGCTGGTGTTATTGAGCAAGTGGACGTGGGATAAAGTGCTCGAAAAACTGCTGTCATTTCCCGTTACCAGCCAATGGCAGGAATACGTGCGTAGATCGCCGGATATCGATGCGCGGAAGTTGCTCGAGGCCACGAAGGACGGTGGGAAATTACCGGAAACAAAACTGCGTGATATCGGCTGCCGTGTGATTCGGGAGGAAAGCTTCAGCATCGAGACCAAACCGCAGATGGTCGCAAACGATTGCGACATCATTCCCTGAAAGGATCCCCATGAAGATATTTGTTTTGATCGCCACGTTTATTTCCACTGCCGTATTCGCTGGCGAGCCGGCCAACACATCGGTCCAGGTGGACGGGCATAAGCTCGAGGTGCAGATCGTTACGAGGATTGAGACCAATCCGCCGGCGCCACCACAGAGCCCATGGATATGCTGCATCACCAATAGCAGCATGGGCTTTTACTATTTGGAGCGTAGGACTGAGCAGCCATTCCCTCGCACAACAACGAGTGATGAGTTGTTTGATGTCACATCGAACACATATTGCAATGTGATCCTCGATGGGAAGACCACGAATACGCTTACGTCCACTTCGAAGAAGCTGGGCTCGCTGAAGCGCAGCAAGTCCACCGTCATCACCACGCAAACCAATAGCGTGAGCAGCGAGACGTTCACTCCGGAGAAATAATTCAGTCCGGCACATCGCGTGCCAATAATCAGCGTTGCGCTAATAATTTAAGGAATCTCTTTCCGGCGTGTTTTCAGCAATGTCAAACGACACTCCCGTCAAAAAGCAAATCCCGAAATTTTGAAAAAAAGCGCACGAAAAAAAATTTCCAAGGTCTCGCCAGCCGTGGAAATGGCACATTCGAATCTAATTCGCGAAATTACGGGCTTCGATGATCAGGCGCTGCGCCGGCTTTCCGCGAAAGGGATAATTCCCCGTCCGAAATTGTCCAAGTGGCCATTGCACGAAACGCTTACCAAACTTTTCGCGCACAAATCGGCCGAGCTCGCAGAGAAGGGATCGCAGTTGCCCGTGTTCGTCAGCATGGACGCGTGCGCCGGATCCGGCTTGTTGAGCAAAACGTTTCTGCAAACGTTGAAAAATTTCGGTCTGCCAGGCTTCGATAATACGCGCGTCGATTTCAATAAACTGATTCCCGCGATCGAATCTTTTTTTGCCGGTACCGGCGAGAGCCAAGAGGAACTGCAGCGCGAATCCGTTTCATCCTTCAAGGAAATGAAGGATAAATATTACGCGTTCCAGGCACGGCACGATTTTCGCCTCTCCCAGGGCGAGTGCATCACCAAGGCCACCGCGCTCGAGTCCCTCCGCGAGCTCCTCGTCATCCACCATCACAGCTATGGCCGCATGATCGAAGAGTGGCCCACGGTTCTCGCCGGCGAATCCGCGCCGAAGATCCGGACGCACGTCACCAAGGCCGTCGAAATGTTGAAAAGCGCGGAGGCCAATTCCATAGCGGCGTTGGAAAAAGTCCGGTCGAAACCATCGGCCGCCAAGCCGAGCCATGATTAAAAAGCTCCTCCTGGGGAAAAGAGAATCACAGGAGGCCGGCGACTCATACGGCGATCGTTCCTGGTTCCTCAGTCAAATTCTCCTCTCCATTCCACCGCGGCTGCCGCCCATCATCCAATGGGCCGAAGAGGAAGTGAAAGTTTTCGGCGTAAAAGGGGAGCGCTTCATAGCCGCGAACACTCCCTGGACGCGATATCCGATCGAGCTTTGCGACCAGATTGGCAGTGTCAACAGCATCACTTTTGTGAAGCCGGTCCAGAGCGGTGGATCTGTCGTGGGTGAAATTGCCGCGTGCCGTTGGGTGGTAATCGGCTTCGGTGGTATTCAATGGAATTGGGACACCGATGACTTTGCACTTCACCGATGGGACACGCGCATCGAGAAAATCCTGAAAGCTTGCCGGCCGGTCGCCGATCGCTGGCCGCGCCAGGCGGACAAGGCGAAAAAATGCCTGGTCGTTTTCCCCAATGTCTCTTTGCACGTCCAGGGGGTGTTTAATCCGCACTCGCTCGACTCGGATTCCATCCCATTCCAAATCAACGAGGAAATCCACAAGTGGAAGCCCGGACACCTGGATAAAGCCTATCGCCGAGGCACAGCCTGCGCATTCCCGATCCGGCTCAATATTTCCAACGCCGGCGACGAAAAGGATCAACTGCATGAAAAATTCGAAAGCGGCACAAAACAATACTGGGAAGTTAAATGCCCGGGCTGCTCGAATTCGCATCACGAATCGAACGCAGTCTACCATATCATGCGGACCCAATACGATGACCGACGGCCGGATCTGGGCGGCTTACGTTACGATTCTGAAAAATGCCGGCGTGGAGATGGAACATTTAACTACAATCTGTTAGCCCCCACGCTTCACTACCAGATGCCTTGCGGGTATCGCGTGCAATACGATCCGGCTGAGCGGCGCCGGCTGAGCGATAGCGGCCGCTACTCGGCGCCGCACAATGAGGGCGCCACGCCTGGAGACATCTCACTCACCTACGATGCCGTCACTTGCCATAACATCGAGTGGCTTGACCTGGTGAAAGAAAAGCACGCCGCGCTGCGCTCCCTGAAGGCCGGCGACATTGAACCCTTCCGGAAGTTCATGCAAGAGCGCGAATGCCGTTTTTTCTCCTCCGAATATCAGCCGTTCCAAGGAAAAATTTTAATTAGCTCCGGCGTTCAGAAAAAACGCGAGGGCATGAAAAACCGCGTCGGCCGGCTCTGGAAAGCGGATTGGCAAAAAGGTTATGCCCACAAAAGCGAACTCGAACATTTTTGGCTGGTGATCAAGGACGTGGATGAGTTTTGCAACGATCTCCTGGTTTATGAGGACCGCATTGATTCCGAAAACGAGCTGATCGCCATCCTGGAAGAATACGACGCCCTGGAGAATGGCGCCGGAGTGATCGATTGCTCGTTTAACACTAAGCACCTCCTTCAGTTTGTTTATCAAACCGTCGCCAGCTACGCGGAAAAGGGGAAGCGCTGCGGCATAAACGCGATTATGTCCAACGAATCGCATCGGGGGTTGTTTTTGCATCGCGAGGATAAAGTCCGCCGTTTCTACGATGAAGGGCAGGCGATTTGCGGAAAGCTGAGCGTGGTTTCGATTTTCGATGCCGTGGACACCGAGCAAGGCCTCGCTCCGGATCCCCGCGAGCCCATCGTGATCAACGTCAACAAGGGCGGGATGATCGCGAATCATTTTTTTATCCGTGAACATAAGCAGCGCGTCATCGATGCCGAAAATGAAGCTGCCAAAAAAGAGAAGCGGGATCCCCGCGTTCCTAATCCCGGGGAATACATCGAGTGTGTTATCCCTGGTGATGTCAGCGAAGACTTCAAAGAGCACTACGAAGCGTGGATCCGCGTCGGCAAAGAAGCGAAAAAGCGACCGGATGAAGTAACCAGCGGCGTGGAACGGTTCCAACAAATTCGCGGCGCCGATCACATGCTCATTTGCTGCGCCGGCATCGACATGCTCAAAGATTGGTCGGGGCTCCTGGGCGAACGCCTAGCCATGCTCGGAATTGCCCGACAGGAAGAAAAACAAACGGAGGAAAATGAATGAACGCATCCGAATTTAATACCGAATTTGCCAAGCTGGTGGACCGCGCCATGAGCGAAGGCATTGTACCGCGCAAAATGAGCCCGATTGAATTGGTGGGCATCATCGATTGTGTGAAGTGCGACCTGCAGCGCAATTTTCAGGATATCGCACGGCAGGCCCGGGAGAAACAGCAGCCGACAATCTTTCTGCCGAAACGCTGTCCGGGAGTGTGAGCGAAAACGCGAAATTATCGCCGCGCCAGGCTCAGATCGTCCGGCTGATTTCCCGGGGGAAAACCGACAAGGAAATCGCCGCTGATCTTAAGGTCTCCGTAGCGACCGTCAAAACTCATTTACGCGTTGTGTTTGTGCGGTTGCGCGTGCGTACGCGCGCCCAGGCGGTTTTTCGTTTCTCCAATCGCTAGCCCTCGTCCATTTGAATTAGTTCGTTTGTGCTAGTTCGCACGTGCGACTGCACAGGCGTATCACGGCCCGCCAGACTGGTGGGCAACATGGTCTATATCCAGGCCGTCAAGAAACGGGGGTTTTTGAGACAGATCGCGGAGGGCGCCAAACGCTCCGCCGCGACGTTGCGAGAATCCCTGTTGGCGGCTCAAGGGGCGGTATTTACCGCGAACTTTCAAAAGGGCCGGTTGCTCGTTTCCACCTCCGGGAGCGGTCAATCTGGCTCTTTTGAAATTGGGGTTCCCGGCAAGGAATTCACCCAGGACAACGTTTTCGGCATGATCGAGGAGTTTATCGAGCTCTTGGATTGTGTGGTGGCACAGGGCTTGGCGGTGGATTCGGCCGAACCGGGAGATATCGACACGTTGTTCACCGCAATGACTGACGATGATTCGCTCCAGGGCATCCGCGAGCAATTGGGAGATTACACTTCGCTGAACGTGCCGAGCATAGGAGGCGTTCCTACCTCATGAGCCGGCAGAGCGCAAAAGCGGGTTGGTTCCAACGCCTGGCGTTCGCCGGGATCGCGATCGCCGCGCGCATTCCTGGAATGCGCGGCGTGCTGAACCGGTTTGATGCCGCGTTCCAAGGCTGGGGTGAACGCTCCTGGCTATTTCAATCGCTCCAGGATGCCTGGCTTGAGATCGATGCGATGACGCGGATGGAGCTGCAGCGCGTCCACGAGGCCCTGATCGAGAATTCCACCATCGTCCAGAAAATCCGCAGCCTGAAGATCCAATTTTCCGTGGGGCCGGCTGGGCTGAAAGTGATCCCGGAATCGAGCGATGATGCGTTTAACGATGCCCGGTCGGTGACTTGGGAACGCTGGTGGGCCCGGCCGGAGCTCGGAAGTGAAACGAGTGGCGCACAATTAACCCGCGTTTGGGCGGGAATGCTTTTCGATAAGGGCGAAATTTTCATCTACAAAACCTCCGCGGATGTGAAAGCCGGCAAACGCGTCCGCAAAGAGCCGCGGCTGCAGACGATCGATGCCCATCGCGTGCGGACGCCCAGCGGTTTGACGGCCGATACGAAAACCGGTTTTCCCATCATCGATGGCATCGTGGTAAATCCCGCCACCGGTGAACGGGTGGCTTACTTCGTCAAGCGTTCCGATTTTACCACCTTCATGGCCGGAACTTCGAACGTCACCGAAGAGAAATTTGACCGCCTCGAGGCCGCGAACATGATCCATAAGTTTTGCGTCTTGCGACCCGGGCAAATGCGCGGAATTCCCAAAGGCGCTTCGGCGTTCAATTTGGTGCGGGACAACATGGACCTGCACAAAATGGAAATGCAGGCCGCGAAACTCGCGTGCGAGATCGCCACGGTGGAAACCAATCCCAGCGGTGAGCTGAGCACCTTCAGCAATCGCCGGCAACTTCTCAATATCCAGACACAGAACCGCTCCGGCGCCGCCGGGAGCAAACCGTCCGCGCTCAATTATGAAGTTTCTTTTGGCGCGAAAAAAATCGCGATGCCCAGCGGCACGGATATCAAGAATTTCATGATCGATCGCCCCACGGTCGTTCAACAGCAATATTGGGATTTGCATTACACCCTTATCTGCATGGGGTACGACGTCCCGAAATTGTTGGTGATGCCGTATTCTCTGCAGGGCACCGTCACACGCGCGGATCTCGACGTTTGCGCGAATGCCTTCCGGGCCGACTTCGAACTGATTCGCGAAATTCTGGAAAATATCTACGAATGGCAATGCCAGTGGGATCTGGATTACAACCTCGATTTCACCGCGGAAAAGCACGCGAAAAATCCCCGGAGCGCTCATTGCGCCGTCCGCCACGAAGTTTTAGCACGCGTGGAAAAATCACATTGGGTTCAGGACTTAAAAACCCCCGATGACGCGTGCGTTTGTTTGATCCGCCCACCGCGCGCGCCCAACGTCGATATCGGTTACACCGCCAAGGCCCTCGAGATCGAGATGCGCCTGGGTGTTAAGCCGCCGCAGGACGTCTACGCGGATAAGAACCAGGACTGGCGCCAGCAAATGCGCCAGATGGCGGAATTCGTTCAATACGTCAATCAGCTCGGCACGGAATTTGGCGTTGAGCCCTCGCAACTCACCAGTTTGATCACGCCGCCGGCAGACGAGCAACCGGACGATCCGGAAAATGGTCCCGGCAAGGAAAGCGCCCCTGAAAATCGCCGCACTGCGGCCGTCCACGCATGAGAATTTTTCACAGTCCGGTTTTCAACGGTCCCGCCAAGGTCTGGAATGCTCCCGGCACGAATCGCGTTTGGCTTTCTGTCACCCAGGACGATGCCTTTGCCGAGATCATCATCAGCGGGCAGATCGGCCGGGACTACTACGATCAATCAGGCACTTCATCAAAGGATTTTCGCGATGCGCTTTCTCAAATACCCAAGGGTCATAAGATTAACCTCCGAATCAACAGTGAGGGAGGAAGCGTCCAGGACGGACTCGAAATCTACAACGCCATCAAAGCCCGGGCCGAGGACGTTACCTGTTACATTTCGGGATACGCAATTTCCATTGCCAGTGTCATTCCGCTCGCTGCCGCGCGCATAGTTTCTCCGATCTCCTCCATTTGGATGATTCATGATCCCTGGTGTTTCTCCCAGGGCGATGCCGCCGCCATGCGCGCCACGGCCGAAATGCTCGATAAGCACGGCGACACCCTCGCGCAAATCTATTCCGCGAAAACCGGCAAATCCAAAAAGGCGATGCGCGATGCCATGAAGGAGGAAACCTGGTTCACGGGCAGTCAGGCCGTCGAATATGGCCTCGCCGATGCGCTGGAGGATGACACCGAAGACACGCGCAATTGTTTGCGCGGCTTCGATCAGAGCCGGTTCAACAAACTCCCCGCCGCAATTTTAAACGTTCTCAACCCGCGCGCCGGCTCCGGTGCAGGGCAACCAAAACCAAAAACAGAAGATAGTATGGATAAAGCAATCATTGTTGCCTTGCTCAAGAAGCACGGCATTGAGGCCTCGGTTTCCGAGACCATTGAACAACTGCAGGCCAAGCTTGCACAAATTCCGGTCGCTGAAGAAGAAGCTCCGGCTCCCGCTCCCAAGAAAAAAAGCTCCGCCGCCAAAAAGAAAGCGGCCGTGGCTGAGGATGACGATGGCGAAGAGGGGGATGACGATGGCGTGGTTGATCTTCGCGCGGAGCTCGCCCAAATCAAACGCGATCGCGTGGCGGACAAGATCTCCAAATACGTCGATTCCACCGTCATCACCAAGGACGAATTGGATATCTACGTCAATGCCGCCCTCGGCGATGAAGCCGGCACGATCAAAATCCTCGATGCAAAGAAGACCGCCCAGGTCGGCGGCGAGGCGGCCGGTGCACATTTTGAATATGGCCAGGCAGCCGCGGAGCCGTTTGGCATCCAGGGCAAACTCACCGAGAAAGCCCGTAATGTCCTGAACGAAACCAAGGGCGATCGCGCCAAGGCGTATGCCGCGATGTCTTCCAATTGGGACATGCTGTTTGCGGACGCCCGCCGGCAGGACAAGGTGAAGAACGAAAACACATTCTCCGCCACGCTCACCACGAATTTCCTGATCCTGGGCGCCACCTCCCAGCTCTCACCGAAGTTCGCCGGCGTGAAAATGTTCACGCGCGACACCACCGTGGATCCTTACAAGCCGCTCGCGACCGGCGTCATGAAGTTCAATGACACCGCGCAGGACGGGTCCACCACGCAGACCAACGCCACGAATTTTGAAAGTGGAGATTCTGATCTGCAGCCGGTGAGCATCACGGTGAATCAATACACCGAATCCTTCCACCTCCGGAACGTGGACTTGAATAGCGGCATCCGGATGGAGGACCTCGTGACGAATAAGCTCGCGAGCTTGGGCACCAAGATTTCGAAAGTCATTGGCGCGAATATCACGGCCGCGAACTTCGCCACCCTGGCGCCGATCGTCAGCGCGCCGGGCGCTTTCGGTTTCAGCGATATGGCGATCGCCTGGGGCGCGCTCAAGAAAGCGAATCGCAAAAACATCATGCTGGATGGCGAGTATCTCGCGCGCATCATCAACAACCCCGCCTTTCTCCAGGCCGTCCCGGTAGTCCCCGGCGCCGGTTGGAAAAATGTGATCGGTTGGGATTACGTCGCGTTGCACACCGACTGGTCCGCGGCCGGCGCGAATGTCCGCGGTTTCGCCGCCGATCCCCAGGCGCTCGGCATGATTGCCGGGTTGCCGCTCATGGATGCCCCTGGAATTCCCGGCGGCATTCTCTCGATGGCCACGGGCGTAATCCCCGGCATCGACCTGGCGATCGCCGCGTTCACCTGGTTCAACACCTCCACTCGCACCTATTGGGGGTCGTTCGATCTCACGCTGGGCGCGAATGCGCTGGATAAGTCGGCCGGCCTGGTCATCGCCAGCGGCGTGCCGAGCTAAGCGCGAGCCGCGCAGGCATGGTTTTTTCTACCACGCCGGTCCTTTGCAGGACCGGCGCATAGAGAAAACGCCCAGGAGGCGGAATCAAATTATGAAAACAATTATCGTCGGGTTTCGGGATCAACAGGGTTTGAGCAAACCGGAAATCGTTTGCGGTCCGGAAGTGGATCCCTTGGAGCAGGCGGAGGTCATCGATGACGCCAAGCGTCTACATAGATTCCCTTCCGAATTTCAGCGCGTGGAACAATACGCCCTGGGAGAGGCGGTCGATATCGCCATTTTCATTTCCGATGAAGCCGCCACGGCCGCGCAAAATAATGACAAGCGGCGCCGCCAGCTCGAGAAGGAGCAACGCGAAAAAGATGCCGCCCAGACGCGCGCGCAATCGAATCTCATTCTCGCCAACAAAACCTTCAGTGACTTCGTCAAGAAACGCAACCTGGCGATCGCAGCCGTTGCTGCCCAGAACAACCTTCTGTCCGCAGCCCTCTCGGATAAGGACCGCGCCAAGGTGATCGAGAAGATCAAGGAGTTGAAGCCGGCGGTGGATCAAAGCATCGCGGAATTTGCCGTGGTGTTGGTCGCTCGCGATATCATCAAAAATCCGAAAGCCACGGCCGCTGATATTGCCGGCGCGCTCAACCTCCTAAAAGACCCAGCCAAAGCCGCGGCCGCGAAAGCCGCCTTGGAGAAAGCCGATACGGATCGCCTGGCTGCCGAACAAAAAGCCGCCCTGGACAAGATCGAAGCTGAACGGGTTGCCGCACTGAAAGCGGAGACCGAACGCCTCGCCGCGGAAAAAACTGAAGCCGATCGCATTGCGGCCGAGAAAGCCGCGGGCGCGCCTCCGGCCGCTTGAAATTTATAGACCAACCAAAACAACCATTCGTTATTTATGAAAAAACCATCCAACCTGTTTGATATCGGGGTGCTTTTTATGGCACTGGGCGCGGCAACCGCCCTGAAGGCGCAACCCGTGCCGTCTTATAGCACGCAGTCGATTCCCGTTCCTTTGGTCATCCCGGCCGCCACGACCACCAATCTGGTCACGCCGCTTTTGATCGATACCAAGAAACTCCAAAACGTCGCGCTCATGATGGGCACGACCTGGAGCACGGCGGGCGAAGCCACCGGCAACACCAACTTGATCTACACGCTGGCTCCGACCGTGGACGGTGTCAACATGGACACCAATCGCACGATCACGATCACGGCTTACAACAACACCGTTGCCGGAACGGTGAGTTACACCCGCACCAACCTGCAGGCAAATGGCCTGTCCGGTTGGTACATCATAAAAGTGGTGAACAATTCCGCGGCGGGTGTGGCCACCAATCAGCCGAGTTCCGGCATGGTGCAAAGCATCAAAATTGGCGCGCCCTGATTGTGAGCGAGTTCCGCGAGGTTATCCGTGACGTCATCGCCGATCGGGAAAGCGGCACGGCGGAGCTTTGCAAAAATCTCAAGACGGGCCGGGACTTCTCGGCCGAGGTCGAGGAGATCGAGGACGTCGAGCTGAACACCAGTCTCGGCCGGGACGCCCGCGAGCGCGTGCTGATGCACGTCCTCGAGCGCGCGGCCGCGGAGGAGATCCGGCCGCAATCGCAGATCCAAATCATTTTCTACGGACGGAAAACTAAATTCGTCGTCACGCGCCGGAAAAATAACCCGGGCGATCCCCAGGTGGAATTCGGCCTCATGCTTTGGACGGACAAGGATAAATGAAGACTATCGCCCGTCCTTCACAATCTTTCCGCGCTGCCTGTAACTTGTTTCTTTCCTTGGCGGCGCCGTCTACCAAAGCCGCCAGGCGAGCGTTTGTCCTTTCGAGTCTGGCGGTCCTCTTTTGCCTGGCCTTGGGTAATGCCGGCGCCGCGCTGGTCCGGATCGGACCTTTCACCAACTCGATGACCCTCGAGGCGAACACGAACGATGTGCTGGTGGTCGCGCTATCGGGACCGGTGGCGAATGCGGATGGATCCTTTACCACCATCGGCTTGCCGTTGCGCTTGAAGATGACGGCCGATGGCAGCGTTACCAACCGGTTGGCGCAAAACAATTACCTAGCGACGAATGCGTATCTGGGGCAGGGGATCGTCTTCCGCGTTCCCCAGGACAACGGCGCCAATGTGTATTCGATGTATGATCTGCGAATCAGCGGGTACAACACCTTTGTCACGATCGGTGGGGTGTCTGTAACCAACGTCACGTTTGATCAAATCACCAACTCCCTGGGCGGGAACCCGATTCTCACCACGGCCTTGCCCAGCTTGACCAATGGCTTCATTCGCCTCCTGGAGGCTACCAACGTCGCCAATGCGCTCGTCAATAGCTCGAGCAATGCGCTCTATTCGGATTACACCACGAAGATTGCGGTGATTTCCGCGCTCACGTTTTCCTCCAGCAATTTTCTGTATGGCGATTACACCACCAAGATCGCCGCGCTTTCCACGCAAAGCATCACCAACGCCTATGCGACGAATTCCGGACCATTCCTCTACACCGGGCAGCGCCTCTACGTGCCCACGAATTACGATGCGCTCGGCACCGCGCTCGCGATCGGCCTGCAGGCGACCAACTACACAATCGCAACCAGTAACAACCTGTATTCTCTGATCACGATCGGGAGCGTCACGGCCGCCGGCGTTACGAATATCTTTGATGCCAAAATCGCGGCGCCGAGCAATACGCTGGCGAGCCTCAGCATTACCAACGCGTATGCGACGAATTCCGGACCGTTCCTCTATACCGGGCAGCGGTTGTACGTCCCAACGAATTACGACGCCCTGGGCACGGCGCTGGCCATCGGCCTGCAGGCGACCAATTACACGATCGCGACCAGCAATAATCTTTACAGCCTGATCGGGGCCTCCGGCATTTCCCCGCTCACCGCCACCAACATTTCCACCAACCAGGTTTATCTCGGAACGAACAATATCGGGATCGCGAGTAGCCTTTCTGCTTTCGTGCCCACCAATCGCTTCGAGATCTCCGGAGCGGCCGCGATTAAGGCGAATACCAACAAACCGACGATTTGGAACGCGGTGATGGCGGGCAACTCCACCAACCTGGGCACTGCCGTCTGGCCAAACTCCGCAGGCGGATCCACGGCCGTGAATAGCAACAATGTGATGACCATCGGCATGGGCGCCGATTCGCTCAGTTCATTTTCCACCGATCACATCGAGCTCGATAATCCGCTCTGGCTCATCGATAGCGAAATCGATGTCAGCGGTGGTGGCACCGTGATTGATTCCAGTGGCAACTATCACGGCGGGCTCACGCTGGCCAGCAACTTGCCGGCGGCTGGCCTTTCCACCAATGGCAGCATCGCGCTTCAGGTCCCGGCCTCGATCGGCGGCGTCACCGTTTGGACCAATGTCACTTCGCTCCTGGGCAGCACGCTCGCCACCACCAATCCCGCCGCGCTGCTTTACACCAACATGCTGCCGGGCTTCACCAATACCTTTGTAACCATTCAACAGGGCTCAGCCAGGTTATTGACGGTTTCCAATCTTCTCGGGGTGGGACCGGTGCGTTTTTCGAGCAGCAACTTGGCCGGATTTTTTCCGTTGTGGTGGGATTATTTGGGCGGGGATGTGCTCATCATCAACCATACGACGGGCGCAGCCGCGTTCGCGCATACCAATGCTTCCGGCACGCTCCAGTCGGTCTCCATGATCAAAGATTCGCATGTGGGATTTTTCAACGTCGCCTCCACCATTCCCAACCTGGCGAATGTGAGCTTTGATTGGACGTTCGATACCAACGGGGGCGCCCTGGGCACACTTTACGCACAGCTCACCACCAATGGCTTTTGGGCGAACAAATTTATCGGCAATGGCTCTGGGCTCATTAACTCCTCGTCCTCAAATCTCGAAGCGCAGGCCCTGGGGCAGGTGACGAATGTGGTCAACTCCCTGGCGGTCGC